ACCTAGACTAGTCCACATCATCAAATGTGCAAATGATGATCAACTCGATCGTCTAGTTGAAGAAGTCCAAAAAGAGCTTGAACGTGAACTAGATGAAGCAGCTTTCGTTTGATTCTTTAAATTAATAGTATAAAAAAATTGCTCGTATTGATATACGGGCGAATAAGAATATGAGGTGTTTAAACTGTTAAAAAAATCAAGTGTTATTCGAGAATCGTTAGTCGAAGTAATTAATAAGAGTGGTGAGACCAAAAAGGAAATAGCAAGACAAATCAACGTCTCTCAACAGTCATTAAGCGATTGGACAACATTGCTTAATACGAAGCCCGTGACGTTGGAAAATGCTCAGGCGTTAACGGATCATTTTAGAGATTCAGATTTCACTCTTCAAGTGATTCATGAGTTCTTTGGTTTATTTAAATCAATAGATGGTGATGTTTATAGAAGAGATCCATCTTCACTTGATAAGTTGCAAATGATTGAATCAGATGAGCGGAAACAGAAGAAGCAAGAAGTAGAAAAAATTCTTCTTAAACAAGTAAATTACTTAACTGTTGATGATCGTCAACAAATCATTGCATATGCTTATGAATTTTTAGACGAGATTATGGTGGAAGTGACATTAATAAGTGCGTTGTGCGAAATACTTGGAATCGATATTCGCAAGCTTAGTGAGGAACGGCTATCGTACTGGGTGGTACAAGGATATATGAAAGGATGATGGAAATGGAAACATTGGAAAATATTTTTCCAAAAAAAGTTGTCTTGAAGCGCAACAATAAAAGAAACATTGAAAAATTAACATACTCAGTTACTGAAGCGGCATTAGCTATAACAACAAATCCTCAAAATGTTAAAGATTTGATTGAGATGGGATACATCGGTTTTTTGAAACTCGGTGAAATTAGAATTCCTAAAACTGAAGTCGCTCGATTTTTAGAGAATCATATGAATGAAGATCTTGCTAGCGAAATTGCTAAATATAGAGAGGAGAGAAAGAAATGAAAACTGTATTTAAAATGACTGTCAAGAGCGCTTTGCTTATGAGCCTAGTAGCAATCGTACTGGCAAGTATTAATCCAGCATATGCACTTATTTATTGGGGAACGTTAGTAGCGGTTACTGCTGTAAGAGAAAGTTTCAAAATGCCAACACAAAAAAGACCGACCAGCGACGGCAATCGCTAATCGGCAACATAACAAAATATCTTATCTGTATTTTAGCATGAAAGGAAGGCTAAAACAATGAACGATTTTGGACAAGCATTAGATCAGTATTTAACTACTCCAGAATGGGGCACACCACACGAAGAGGAGGAAGACGATGAGTAAGTCTATTTTAGAAATGAGCCATCAAGAATGGCTTGAGGATCGTCAAAAAGGTATTGGCGGCTCTGATGTTGGAACGATTTTAGGGTTGAACAAATGGAAATCACCTTATCAATTATGGCTTGAAAAAACAGGACAAGTTGTACTTGAAGAATCAGGAAGTGAGCCAGCTTATTGGGGCAATATCTTAGAAGAAGTAGTTGCTAAAGAGTTTCAAGAACGTACAGGTAAAAAGGTTCGCAGAAGAAACCAAGTCTTTGAACATCCGTTACATCCATTTTTAAGAGCAAATATTGATCGTGATGTAGTGGGAGAAAATGCCATTCTGGAATGCAAAACAGCCAATCAATTTCTCGGCAAAGAGTGGGAAGGTGAAGAAGTACCACTCAGTTATCTCTGCCAAGTTCAACATTACATGAACGTTCTAAACAAAGACTATTGTTACATCGCTGTCTTAATCGGTGGTCAAAAATTTATCTGGAAGCGGATTGAACGAGATCAAGAGTTGATCGATACAATCACTGAACAATTAGTAGAGTTTTGGGAAACGAATGTTCTTGGAGGTATCGAGCCAATTATTGATGGTAGTCAAGCGACAGCTGATTTCTTGAAAGAAAAGTATGCAGATGTTGAAGACGTTCAAACGACGTTGCCAATTCGTTTTGATGAACTAGTTGAACAGAAAAACGAACTCAAACGGACTAAGAAAAAAATTGAATCAGCTATTCGACAGGTGGACAACGAGATCATCAGTGAATTAGGTAAACGTGAAGCTAGTATCGGTATCACACAAAGAAACATTATCAGTTGGAAACTTGTTCGTACAAGACGGATAAACTCAAAAAAACTAGCAGAGAAATATCCAGATATCGCAAATGATGAAGAGATTTATAACGTTACTGAATCAAGAAGGCTAACCGAAAAGGAGATCAAATAATATGGCAACAAATGAATCGTTAAAAAACCAATTGGCAGAAAAGCCACAGAAACAAGTTGCACCAGGACAGTTAGGGCTTAAAGCTCTAATGAATACACCAACAATGAGAAAGAAATTCGAAGAAGTACTTCATGACAATGCTAATGCTTTTATGTCGAATGTTATGACTCTTGTATCTAATGACAGTTATCTTGCAGATAGTGAACCAATGTCTATCATGAGTGGTGCGTTAACTGCTGCAACATTAAATCTTGGGCTAGATAAGAATTTAGGTTATGCATATTTAGTTCCATTCAATAGTAAAAACAAGCAAACAGGTAAATGGGAAAAGAAAGCTCAATTTATGCTTGGCTATAAAGGATATATCCAATTAGCCCAACGATCAGGTAAATACAAAGCATTAAATGTGATTGAAGTTTACGAAGGAGAACTAAAAAGCTGGAACCGACTGACAGAAGAGTTTGAGTTTGATCCAAATGGTAGAACATCTGATGAAGTCATTGGATATGTTGGCTATTTTGAATTACTGAATGGATTCAAGAAAACTGTCTATTGGACCAAACAAGAAATTGAAGCTCATCGAATTGCTAACAATAAAGATCGAGATAAGACAAAGTTAAGTGGTGTGTGGGCATCTGATTACAATGCAATGGCACGAAAAACTGTTTTGAGAAATCTTCTTTCTAAATGGGGGATCTTATCCATTGAAATGCAAGAAGCTACCACATCGGATGAGAGAGTCCAAAGAGTTCAAGAAGATGGCAGCATTATTGCTGAAACAGAAGTTGAAGAAGATATTCCTGAAAGAAAAGAAGCAGAGGTTATTTCTGAAGAAAATGAAGATGTACAAACTGGATTATTTGATGCATCTAATCCGCCGTTAAACAAATAATGAGGGAGTTTTCTCCCTCAAATTACTAGAACGAAAGGAGGGACTCAATTGGATTATATCGGACAGCTTAATGCTTTTGACAATTGGCTTGAATATAACGAGCTTGGCGCTGGTCCCCAACTGCTTTGGTATAAGCTAATGGCTATAGCAAACAAAAGTGGATGGCAGAGCGAATTATCGATTGCCAATACAAGGCTACAAGCAATGACTAAAACGTCTGAAAAAACATTGATTAACAATCGTAATCAATTGATCCAAAACGGACTCCTTCAATATAAAAAGAGAGGTCGTACAAAAGCTGGAGTTTATATTCTTTCTGATCTAACTGGAAATTTTACAGTAAAAACTACAGTAGATAATACGGTAGAAAACTCCGCTACTGGAAATATTCCAGTAGATAGTAAAGTAAATCCGAAAGTAAATAGGGAAGTAAATCCTTCAGTAGATTCTACAGTAAATCCTTCAGCTTATATAAACAATACAAAACAAAACAAGACAAATAAAGAAGATGATGATATAGGCGTGTATGAGTTCATCCAAAAAAACTGGGGGAAAGCACCTACTGGACTTTTGCAAGGAGCATTAGGACCGATGATTAAAACTTGGGGAGCAGATATGATTCTCTTTGCTTTTAAATTAGCTTTCGAAAACAACGTTGAGATACCAGGATTGAAAAAATATGTTGAAGCGATATTAAATTCATGGAGTAATCAAGGAATTAAGACAATGGAATCAGCAGAAAAAGCTCAAGAAGCTTTTAAGAACAAGAAAAAACAAAACTATCTTCCTAAACGTCAAAACAATGTACGGCGTGAAAAGTTGCCTGATTGGGTCAACAAACATCAAGAAGAAAAGACGCTAGATCCTGATAAAAAAGCAGAATTAGAAGCCCGCTTTGCTGCTTATCAGGCTAAGAAGGAGGCGCTTCTTGAGAATGAATAAATATCGTAATCGAAAAACTATCCATCGAGGTATCAAGTTCGATTCTATCGCAGAAGCAGAGTACTACGATCTAGCTTTGTGGCAAGCGGAAGCGAACGGCTGGAAAGTAAAACTTCAGGAAAGATTTGAGCTGATGCCGAAATTTGAACTAGACGGAAAGAAGTATCGCAAGATCGAG